TAAAGCCATCGCTGGCAACAACATCACCGGCATCACCGCTTGTACCAGCAATTGGTGGCCCCCAAGAACCATGAAAATTCCCAGTAATATCCAGAATGTAATAATCTCCGGCATTGTGGGATGGCGCTGTTGTTGTAGGATCAATAAAACCTTTAAAATTTGGCGTGCCAGAAAGTGAAATCAAACTGGCATCAATTTTACCAGCAATGGTTGTTCTTACCAGTTTACCCCCATCCGGCGCTCCCGTACTGACAACCACACTGGTTAATGCTGTATCCAATTGTTGTTTCGGAACGGCATGAAGCGGATTGATCGCATTGCCTGAAAGCGTTAAAAGACCTGTTAACGTTCCACCACTGATATTCAATTTTTGCGGATCATGCCAATTATCAACATAACCTTTAGTTGCTGCATGAAGGTTATTTACCGGATTTCCACTTAACGTGATTGGGCCTGTGAATGTATCACCGGCTTTATTTGCTTTCAGCGCCAAACCAGCATCCGTATATTGCTTGGTTGCCGCTTCCAATGGATTTGCTGGATCACCATTTAATACCAATGGCCCTGTCATAGTTCCGCCACTCAAAGGCAAACTATTTGCACTGGAATTTTGATTGAAATAATCCAAAGTCACTGGATGATTTGGCAGAGTTGGTGGCCCTGCCAATTCCAATGGGCCTGTTAAAACGCCACCGGCCAATGGGAGATAACCAGACAAATCCACTTGCGAAGGTATCAAGCCCCATTCTGTACCATCAAATACCAATGTATCGCCCGACATAACCGGCTCATTGGCCACTGGCAAACCAAAAGAAGTGTGAACAGTACCATTGGTGTTATTGATGTAATAATCACCAACCGAAGGCGCTAAAGGGGCAACTGTGGTTGTTGCATCAATGACACCCTGATAATTCTGACCACTGCCGCCGCCTCCACCAAATGAAATGGTGCTGTTATTAATATCGATCACATAAAGCAAAACATCATCTGAGCCATCAAAATATTTAACTTCATGAATTCCGGCTGTACTGGTATCCACCCATATCATTCCGGCAATGGCATACGATGGCCTTGCCGACCCTGAATGACTCGACATTTGCGCTGGAATCCATTGATTAAGCCGATTGGCTAAATCTGTACCAGTATGCAACGCTGGATTAAGAGGCTGATATTCAAATTGGCTCATTTCGCAAATCCTTTTGCGTTAAAATTCCTTGCCATATCCGTATGCTGTCCAGTCAATCTCACCTGAAATTGGCTGGCCATCGGCGTTAAAAACAGTAACGTCAAATCCATATTTCGTTACTGCTGATCGATTAAAATAGTCACCTGCATTGGCATTTTGCAGCGAAATGGAAACGGTTGGCGGCTTTGTGAATGCGGTAGCAAAATTAATTGTGGTTGCTTGTGCATCTATGGCCACATCATTTCCTGATTCAGTTCGCTCTACCCAATCTGCCAACACTAAAGCCTGAAATACAGATGGACGATAATTGATCTCTTTTGTATCAAGACGAATCGCAAACTCAATATCCGTTGCCGTTACATCGGCTACTATCAGTTTAGTCCAACTATTGCTTTCGATTGGAAAACTGCCATCGGTATATCGATAGTAAATTTGGGCATCAACAAAATTAAGTCCTTTACCAGTCAGAGAAGGTTGTAACGGGACAGCTACTTGCAACGGGATAAACCAAGGATCGCCTAAATCTTCATCAGAGGCTAAAACCGCTGTTTGTATATCCGCACTCAAACGAACCTTGCTTGGCATGGAAAAATGAATTCCCTTCAATACCGGATCAGGGTAATACCAGCCAACTTCCTGACCTGCTACCAATTCCAAATACCCCATATCCTGAACTGTATTGTCATGGACGCCATTTGCAAATGGATCAAACTGTATAACATCAAATAGATCAACGCCGCTGATATCTTCAATTTGTGCCTTTGTTACTGCTGCATTGGTGCTGTAATTATTTGAAGCATCCACTGCTTTTATAAAATACAATCCTGTTCTCAATGGCACTGTAATACTGTTTGAATCAGGGGCAATATAATCAATCAATCGGCTGGAAGTTTGCCATGTTCCGCTTTCCATGCTGCTGTGTCGGATTTCATAATGATGAACTTCTGACAAATCATCTGGCAAAATCCAGAACAAATAAATCGATTCAGATTGTGCATTTGAATTCAGCATTTCAATATCAGGTGGTGGGGTTGTATCCTGATTTATTGTGTATAAAGTATATCCTGCCTGACTGATCCCAACCCTTTCAACAACGGCAACCACTGAATAATTCAAGATTAAAGCTTGATCCAATCGTGAGATATTTACATCATCCAGTTGTAACTTTGTCTCTGTCGTTGTGCCCAAATTCGTCACACCAAAATCACCATCATTACGATAAACACGATAGTAATTTGGAAATCCATTATCAGGTGGCAACCAACTTAACGTTAACTTGGAAATCTTCTGGCCATTCTCAATAACAACATTTTCGATAACATGAACATTTAATGGCGCTCCAATTGAATAATTATTCTCAATGCCAATTCTAGGCACCCTCTCTGGTATTGGCCCATAAATGGCATCATCAACTTCCAATCTCTGTTCAACCAATCTTAGAGTTGCAGAAAAATCAGAACCCGCTGTAATTTCCTCGACAATGAATGGCGCTTTAACTTGTTCTGTTACGCCATATTCCAAGATATCCCCAATGATTAAGGAATCCGCTTCGCCAGAAGGTAATTCAAGTTGATTGGATGAAATTTGCGTTACAGGAATTATTTGCTGTGATCGCCTCATTCGAATGGTATCCGCTGCCTGATACTCTACATCTGGATCAGCGCCAAAATCAGCAAATTGAAAATTCTGATTGGGGAAATTCGCGGTATAACGTGCAATGCCTCTTGTTACTCTGACTTCATCAACATACCCATTGAATGAAGAATTATCCCATCCATTTCTGCCAATCAGTGTTCCAGCATTAGCAAATGGGGATTTAGAGAAATCAATATCAACCATGCCTGTATAAACAGATTCTTTTCTACCATTGACAAACAAGCGTAAAATATCACCACTTCTGGTCAAAGCAACGTGATACCATTGATTCGCCTCTATGATCGTTTCTGATAAAAGTAACGCATAATCATCTGCCAAATCATACCCAGAAAAAGCGATTCGATTTCTTTTATACGGGGTTGTTGCATAAGCACCATATAAAATAATTTGTCTCGATCCCGATACAAATGAAGCATTATTGTAATTGGAAAATAAAGGCTGATTATTAGCCGACCTGTCTGAACAATTCATCCAGAACTCAATTGTAAAATCGATATCTTGGCCAAAATTGAAATGACTGTTTTTCTCTATTTGCAAATAACGAATCGCAGGTGATGGACGCAAATTACAAGACTGACCAAATTTTGATTGCGCTGAATCAATGCGTGCATTTTGTGCGATTACTGATTTTCCGTAGCTGGATGAATCAATGAAATTTGTACTTTGATTTACTCCATCGCAATGCAGCAAAAGAACCACATTTTGCCAATAAGGATCACCCAAACCTGCCGATTGGATTTGTTCATCAAGGGTTATAACATCACCTTGAATATCAGCAATACGACAAGGCACGCCCCCAATTCGAATTGTATCATTTGCAACCAGAACAACATCACCTCTAGTTGCCACCAAATTTTCAATATCCAATCCACATTCAATCCGCTCTCTCTGTAATTTTGCGGTAGCCAAATAATACCGACCCAAACGATAGGCTTGTTGATATCGAGTTGTTCCGGCTAAATTAAGATTCTCAAAAACAGTTGCATTTGAAAAATCATAACCATCGTTATAAACAACCACTTCGGTTGGTTCATAATTATACGCTTCATCTTGAATGCTGATTTTCAAACCGTGTGGTGGACGAACATAAGAAACCGTTGTTGTGAAATTCCGGCAATTTTTCGGAGTGATTAATTGAACAGGTGGGGTATCCAAAGTATCTCTGACAATACTGTATTTGCCATCCGTTCTTGATGGTGCTGCTCTGCCTGTACTGCAAACCGTCTGCAAAACTTGCTTAACCGTAGTTTCACCATCGATGATTAAATTACATTGGAATTGTGCAACGCCATCATCATTTGGTGCTGATTGATCACAATAATCTGCCCAAGCTTTGATGGCTGGCAAATCCATTAACCTGTCTCGATCAGCCAATGACACAGGAAACTTAGTTGCTGACCCCATTAATACATCACAATAAATCCAAGCCGGATTATTACTTACTTGCAACGTCCAATTCGAGCCATCCCATACTTCAACCTGACTTTCTGCAACGCAACTTAACGTGTCAATAACGCCGCTGATTTCATCTGTAGCCTTAACTTTTAATTCCAATACCGTATGCGCGGTTTCCGGTTCAAAAACAATCGGGGTTGAATAAAGGCTATTTAAATAAATCCAGTTAAATTCATTAAAATAGTATTTCTTTGGATTTGGTGAGAGCCTTGTAATTCTAATATCATATTCTGCTGCAACATCAAAATCGACATTAAGACTTGTTTCAAATGGCTCAGTTTTTCTACCCTGAAAAACGGATTCTTGGGCAGTTTGATACACTGTCCAAAAAAGCAATCGATTAACGAACAATGGTGCATCAGAAGGCAATATTCCAAAATTTGTTGGCTGACCTGTAGTATCATCAAAAGGCCATTCCCAAGGGCCACTGCCTTTTCTACGACTGGCCTTGATTCTGGCTGGCAAAGGATGATCAAACGTCATGACATAATCTGCCTTGCTTCCATTCACCGTTCTATTGGTTACTGTTACTAAAGGTAATAAATCATGTATTTTTAATCTTTGGCCAATGCTGAAATGGTATGAATACCATGAAGATGTACTGATATCATCATTGATAAATTCAATCTCTGTTCGACCAACTTCCAACCCAAGGTATTCATAACCATCTGCTTCAACCCAATGATCCCAATCATTATGGTTTAGAATTTTACCTATCTCAAAATTGGCAGAACTTCTATATAACGCCTTTGTGACTAATGGAACCCAAATCCCTGCCACACCATTCACTATTTCTCTTACTTCCAGTTTTACTTTAACAATGGCACTTCCATACGTACCATACGTTTCATTAATATAGTAAAAGCCTTGAGGAAAACTTAAATCAATAACCGCTCTTTTTGTGTTTTTTGCGGTTCTGCGAATGACTCCGGCCTGATCAACTTTTGCCCCAACTTGCTGAACATCCCTTGATTCATCAAATAATACCAACTGATTACTCGATGTGTAATTTTCATGAATTCTGTATTCTCTGTCTTCTGGCTTTGTGAAAACTTCTCGCAAAGGCGTTTCACCAATTTTTATAGTTTCTTCATCAATTTTTAATGGCCCATAACCAAAGTCAAACAACATGGTCAAATACTGTTGATCTTGGCCATAAATGTTTGTGAAATTGGTTGTAAATGGCGGCGCTGGCAATTTAGGAAAAACACGCATTTTCCCATATAATCTTTGCACACTGCCCAATGGAACAAGTTCATTATTCTGGCTGGTAAATTTGAAAAATGGGCTTGTTCTGCTTTGATTGGAAGGCTGAACAGGGGGTTTTATTAAACCGCTCTGGATGGCATTGATTACCAAACCACCTGCAACCATAACTATGGCTCTGGCATAAACGTTGCCAATACCTGCTGTAAACACACTCAAACCAATTGAGGCAATCAGACCCAATGCGGATTTCCCATCATCACCACCGGCTGGCAAAACATACAACAAAATATGATCATTATTTGATGGAATCAAATTCTGCCATTGGATTTCATCTTCACCATTTTTTTTAACCCGTACAAATTCAATTAAATGTTGTGGCAAAAATCGATTGGCAAATTCCAATAAAGTTTCACCGGCATGTAATCTTGTTTCAATGGTTTTGCCATTCAGCCAACCATTTCGGGCAATGATATTCGCGCCATTTGATTCAATTGGTTTTATTTGATTCATTATCATTCCATCGATAAAAACCCAACACTCGTTTATTCCATTGGATATTGTTTATATTTTCAACACATGAATTCCGGCCTTTCAAAGTATGAAGCATTAAATTATCGCCAATCATAATGCCACAATGCATCGGGTATCCCGCTATGCGTAACATAACCATATCACCCACTTTTACATCAACTGGATCAACTGTTATCCATTTCTGCAAATGCGTCATAAACATTGGTTCAATGTTTTCTTTAGTACCTGAAAACGCAATGACAGGTGGTTGAATTTGAAATACTTCCAACATCACTTTTTCAACCAATTCCCAACAATGCAAACCAACTTTATCCACGTCAGGTGTGCGATAAGGAATGCCAATGTATTTAGAAAAGTCTAGGCGCTTGCGCTGGATCATAACGTTCACCGATGGCAGGAAATTTCTGATTCCAAATATCTGTCAGTATCAAAGTCGCTCGAATCGTAAATTCATCAATGGTGATTAATTGAGTTTCTAGATAATTCAATTCCAACTCAATAACGTCTGGCTGAGAATAAAGGGCCAATTTAATTTCAAATTGAATCGGATTTCTTGCCGTCCTTATCCCATCAATTAACATACGATCAACGTTATCAATTGCCAATTGAACTTGTTCAACGGATTCCAAAGAATCGCTTGGCAAAATCACATCAAAAGCATAAGGTTTAAATTCAACACCATTGCTCATTATTGGGTGATCACTACCGGCCACTACATGATAAATTGCACCATCAATATTAATTGTTAAAAGCACCAACCATATTTCCGCTGTGACTCGCTGCAATAAACTGGTTGTCGCATTTCCGCTTAACGTTCTCATAAGTTGACCCTTGCATTCATTAAAAAGTCACTGATCAAAATATCATTACAGATATCGCCTGATTCAAATTCTATGAAATCAACATCAATGGCTGCACCAGATATGCCCGATACTGTATTTAACAAAGTATTCGAATCCAAATTATAAACATAAAACGTCCATTCATTATTGACTGAATCAAACTCACTAACAATTCCGTACCATACATTTAATGAAATTGTGACTCCAAGATTTTGCTGAAATATCGCAGGTGGCCCTGCAATTGGAAATTGATCAACGGCCAAAGTTCCAGTGTTTGGATTTATAGAAAACAGAATTAAATTTGAATCTGAATCAATTATCGTAATTCTGTTATTCAAAATCTGCGTATCAGTTAAGCATTTGAACTTGAATGAACAGGTTAATAAGTCGCCCATTTCTGTTATTGCTTTTGAAAGCGTTTCATGGAAACCTGTATTCGAACCTATTATTTGCAAAGCAGAACCATAGTTATCATTAACTACTGAAAATAATGATGGTGATGATTCTGTATAAGAACTGATATTAGTGAATGTTTCAGCCAATACATTAAAAGGTGCAACCTTGATTTCAGAAAACCGAATCTCGTCACTAACGGTTGCATCATTTAGGTTATGAAATAATATTTGCTCAACTTGATAAACAAATTCATTCACTAACTCATCATTACCCAATTGCACTTGTGTTTGAGCATCTAAAAGTTCGACAAACCAAGTTACACCATCAAAATACGCTTCTAATTCATACCAGATATTATCGGCCAATGAGGGATAAGCAATATTCAATAAATCAAAATCTATTCCCACTCCCCTATTCAGCCAGATATTAAAATTATCCGAAGCGCCAACCAGATTTACCAATGTTTCGCCATCGCCAGTATTTGAAATAAACTTGAATTTAAACCCGACATAATGAATCAAACCTATATTCTGAACATTTCTGCTTGCTGTGACTGAATTATTTGATTCGATATTCATGGCTTTACCATAAGTATCCGTCACAAGGGAAATTTCGCTTGGCTGATCGATTGTATAAGGTATCAAATCATTGAATGGCTCATCCAATATTAACTCTGGATCAATCGGAATAGGCGCATTAACAACATAGCCATCTGTAATTATGCCATTCGATCCATCAAGAATTCTTAAAGTGATATCCTGATATGGGAGCATGGAACCTGACCATTCAACTTCCCCTTGCTCGCTGACTGTAATCGTATTTCCATTAGAATCAGTATTGGGATAAATATACTGATCACCATCATTGGCAATCGGGGCATTGCCAGAAAATGAATTAACCGTGACATAGGAAAATCCAATTTCTGGAATCAAGACAGGGGTAATGAACTGAACACCACCTGATTGCAGAACCATTGATTGGCCCATTTTTGTTGCTGCATTTTGTGGGTAAACAAAATCAAACTGTGTAGTCAGTGAATTGATAATATTGTGATTAGATTGTGTCACTGAATTTAATCGGCTATCGACACTTTGATAAGCACCATTTTGCCAACTTACTACAATGTTTGATGCATCCAAGCGAATTGGATTGCCATTATTTACAGCGTTAATCACTGGGGATGCTGGCTGAGAATTAAATTGCATTTGCCACTGGCAACTGACACGAAATGCAGCAACTTTGTTATGCCCCATTATCATTTCAATTTTAGGACTCTGAACAAAACGATATCGATTTATTTCTTTGGTAATTGGATGGCGATACTCGAATTCATTTATTCCTTGCAAGCAATCCGTTTCAAAGAATTCCATAAACAATGCATACAGTTTTGCATCCAAAGTCCATGACAAATTAACGGTTCTCATTTCCAGAGTTGATCGTCTTCTGACTTTAGGTGGCCCAACATCAACATTTGTTATCAGAGTATTTGGTTCATCCTGCTCTGACCATGTTTGAGAGCAATCCGGCAACCCTGCCTTCCACTGAACCAATGCCATTATTATGTTCCTCTTCTCTGAATTCCGTATTGGCCGCTAAGGGTATTATCGAATCGGCCTCTTGCAATGGCACTTTCGATTGTACTTTCAATCATTACATCAACTGTTCTGCCATCACTGCTTCTACGCTGAGTTGTGGTTGTTTCATTTCCACTGTTGTTGATAATATTGACAGCAACATTATCAGCAATACTACTTGATGCAGAACTCGTATACGCATTTGTTAATGGCACACTACTCTCAACATTTCCGCCAAATAATTTACCCCCCAAAGATTTCAGGTAATCAAACCCCTGAGTGATAAATGATGCACTTCCAGTATCACCGCTTGATGAAGCATTATTTGGATCAGTAATTAATCCAATATCACTGAAGAGTTTTCGGAATTGCTGAGATACGAATAATCTTGCTGTATCTTCAAGAATTGAATTTATCATATCCCTGAAACTGGCTTTGCCTGTTTTCGCAAACTCAATAAAAGCATCCGTCATGTGTCCAACCGCTTTTTCTGAAACGTCATTCAGGATTTTTTGCATTTCAGTTAATTCTTTTTTCATATCTTTAGCAGATATACCAAACGCCTTTTGCAAAGCGATAACCTGTTTTTCAGTCAATCCATACAAATCAGCCATTTCTTTTATTTTTTGATTAATTTCATCTTGCTCTTGTCCCTGCTCAATGATCTCAACCATTTTTATCTTTAACTGATCAGCCAAAGGTGCAGCATCACCCAAATACTTAACTAATGCTGCATATTCTTCAAACGTCCCTGTTGATCGAACATCATCCAGTTTGGATAATGCCTTTTGCGTTTTTTCGGAATCTTCTGAAAGCTTGTAAAATATCTTTTGAACATCATCCAGTGATTCTTTGTATTCCTTTAATTTGCGTTCATCAAAAGCTTTTTGAATGGATTTTTCCGCACGCTCAAATGCTTTAGGATCAATATCAAAATCGATCTTTCCATCTGTTTTTAATTTCTGTAGTGTGGATTGCAGTTCTCTTAAATCCTTTAATTCTCGCTTTCTTTCCTCTTCAGCAGTTTCATTGGATTCAACCAGCTTTTGATAACTTGACGTTGAATCTTTGATCAGTTTGTTTATCTCTTTGTTTTCTTCTTTAATCCTCAACAACTTTTCAAGCTGCTGCTCATCCAACCCAAGTTTTAAATAATTCTGTTTAAGATACTCATCATAAGACTGATTTAATAAATCCTGTTGAATCAATTTTTTTGCATCTGCATCTGCCTCTTCAACGGCCAAAACGCTAAGCAATTTTTCTTGGCCAATGCGTCCTTGCAAAGCCAATTCTCTAGTTTGCGTTAATTTCTCTTGCAAATGCTGTTGTTGCTGAGTTGCTTCATTTATTTCATTTAATCTGCTTCTTAATTCCTTAAATTTAGGATTAGCTTTATCTAAACTTCCAGCTAGAAATTCTGCATTTGTTTGAACATCAATATCATTAATAATATCCAATAAAGCTTGCGCTTCTTTTCCACTTATTTTTAAACCTAAAACCAATTCACTAATCCCAGCATCACGGCCAAAAAGACCGCCAAGAATAGTTTGATATTCTTTAGCAAGGGAGTTTGCCTCACCTTTTACCAAGCTGGTTAATGCTTTTACTTTTCCCTCACTGGCTTTGATGGCATTTTCTAAGGAATTTGCAGTGATATCTTCTGAAATTCTATTTTGAATATCATCTACTTCTTTCAGTTGATCTATATAGGACGATAAATCAATTTTATCGAAAGTTTCACCGATGCCTACCAATGCATCATCAAGCTCTTTGGTGCTTCTTTTTAATCCAGCAGTTGGCGATATTGATTTCTGCAATTCATCAATGTATTTTCCAGCAAAGATACCAACTGCCGTTGCTGCCAAACCTGCTACTGCACCAATGGCACCAAAGGCACCTAATACCTGTGGAACTTGTTGGGTGAATGCAACGGATGCTCTTGTTCCATTTTGGATAGAAACACCAAAGTCAGTGACTTGGTAAGCGGTATTTTGTGCTAACTGACGAAATCTGGCTAACCCTTTTCCTGATTGCTCAACCGCTGCGCCTGTTCCAAGTTGCTTTGCTTGTAATTTTTCAAGTTCATTCGAATACAAATTAATGATTGAAGCATTGTCTTTTGCATTAAGCTTCAGTTTCTTTAATTCATTATTTAAGAAAGCAACTCTTGTTGGAATTTCCCGCAACTCTTGTTCGGCTCTGGCCAGTGAGTTTTTCCACTGATCCATCGAAGTCTGATTTTCTTTTGCGGTTCTTGATGCAGTCTGTAATGGGCCATTTAATTGTCGTGTGGCCTGTGTTAATTTTTTTACTTCCTTTTCAACTTCTTCAATACCTTGACCACCATTTTCACCAACCTCTTTTAATGATTGGTGAATGTTCTTTGCTTGATCAGTTAATTCTTTCGAGGCTTGTGCAAAACCATTTAAAGCCGTTCGAACGGATTCATCCATTTCGGCTTTAATCAGCAATATATATTCTTCAGTATTATCTGGCATTTCTTACCGCCCCTCGTCTGACATTCAGGAACTTAATCTTAATTGCCCAAGCACCCAAATACTGAAGCTTGCCCCAATTCGCTCGCCCCTCTTCTGTTCTCAATGGTGGCTGACCAATTTTTTCCAATACAGCCTTTGACCTGAAAGCCTTAACCTGAATTGCACTGGAAAATTTTCCTTTAATTCCCAGTTTTTTCTTAATTCGCCTTGATGCCAATCCAAAATAACCTCCACCATGATCCTTTAAATTGGCATCCTTTAATGGCTTTTTAATTCGCAGAGAACCTTTCACTTTGCCTTTGGTATTGAGGTATTGTTGCCAAGGATCAGCAGATGTGATCACGATATAATCACCAAAAGAAAAATCATTAATCGTATTGACTCCGGTAATATCACGCAAAGCTGGTTTACTTAAATCATCGCTTCCAAGAAAAACCTTTACCGATTTGGGAACACCTTCCCGAATAGAACCCCAATTGGCGGCTCTTTTCTCTGCTGTTGTCGCAAAAATATTTGCGAATTCCTTAATGGCCATCTTTATAGCCGCTTCAACCCAAACAACTCTGACTTCTTTTCTTGCACTGTTAATATCAACAACGCTATCAGCCAATCTGTTATCAACTGATATTGTGTAAGGCTCACCCTCACGCTCTTTAATCTTGGCCGTAACTATGGATTTTGCTTTATCACGAAAATAGGGCAAAGCTTCATTATCAATCAATGCTTTTAATTGATCGTGTAATGATTTTGCTGGCCCTTTTATTTCCGCTTCAAATATCATTTATTAAACAACCCGCTCAATTGCTCTGGCGTAAATTCCGTTACATCAATTGCTTTAGGTTTGTTTTTATTTTGATAGTATCTAAGCCAGCCTAAAAACTCTTTTAACGGCATTTCTTCAAGAATCTTATAAACTGGCATTCGAAGTTGTTCAGCTAAAATATAGAGCGTTTCATCCCAATCAGTCTTGATCTTCACTTGAAATAAAACCATTTAAGCGAAAAGCCGTTTGAGTAATTTGTTTCATTAACGGCATCAATGATCGGAAATCAGTACCACCAATAGGCTGATTGTTTTTTGTGACGCATTTCATAATGATTTCTTTCTGCAACACTTCGGCGCTTTCATTATTGGCCACATTAAGCAAATCCAAACCTTGTTCTACTGTTAAAGCATGAACTTCAAATTCACCAACTTTTTCAAATTTCATTTCACAATTCCTTTTCGTTAGGGTGGTGGGCAGAACGAAGGTTGGAAGTGACCTTTGGCGCATTGCTGCTAACCACTACCCACCATAAACTTCCATTAAGGGTTAACGTACCTGATTTGTGTGTTTTGATTCATGGTTGCTGTCCAAGCAATACCGCCTTCCAACGGCGCTTGCCAGCTTACGGAACCGACTGTAACTATCCCCACCAAGTAGCCATAATCTTGAGGGAATCGCACCTTGAATACCCGATTGGCACCATCCATTTCTGCTGCCAATACTTCCTGATAGCCAGAATCATTCGGATCGACATAGCCGCCAATGGTGATATTCCCCAATTGAGGATTGCCGCCAACGCTACTTGCGGTATCACAAAAGGTTGCCGTTGAAATGGATTGAGTTGTTGATTCGCCGATATCTAATTGACTCAGACAAAGACTGACAAAATCAGCAGAGCCATAAAGAGTTGCCGTAATGCTTCCACCAACTGCACCTGTTGAAGACGATAAATCAATTCCAGCCAAACTAAACTGACTGGCAGTTGGCGTCACATCAGAACCAACAAGAAAAGATTTTCCGTTTAACTCTTCAAAACCAGTATTGGAACCGAAAACTACAACGTCACCAACATTTGGCGCTGCACCCAAAGGTGTTGTTAAATCAATAACAGGGGGATTTGCGGCAGATATCGCTGAAATATCCAAGGCATCACCGCTTGCACTTCCATTTAATAATTCAATGACAATGCCTTTCGTT